GCTGACCAAGTGGAAGCTGCTGACCAAGTGGAAGCTGTGGATATTTAACACCGGTGGATACTTAAATAATTTGAATAATAAACACCTGTAAAATTAAAAATAGCTGTTTATTTAGGAGGTGTAAATTTTGCATATACAAGACCTTTTGAATAATATACGGGATGAAATTGGAGACATAATGAAGTATGCACATATTTCTAAAGATTACAAGATGAAAAAAGAGGATAGCATAGCAGACACTTATAAGAAGCTGGCCATGGAGGAACATTCTCATGCTGAGATACTTATAAAATTATTAAAAGCAGATTTGGAAAATAAAGTAGACAATGACCAATCACCAAACTACAATAATTTAGTAGGTGTAATTTTGGAGATGTTTGACAGTGACTTAAAGAGTGCAGAAGAGACAATTAAAAATATATAATAGCATCCTAGCCGGATATGTTACATTGTTGACATATCCGGCTTTTTATGTTTGTGTGTATACTTAAATCTGACAGAATTGGAATTTTGTAAGATTTTTTGACTTATATTATCCTATAATCTACATTTTGAAAATATAAAAATTATTGACCATTAAGACCTGCCTTGTTAAAAATAATTATTAAACATTAAAAAATAATAAGAGGGAAAGTTGTGACAATTAAGAAGGGCGTGTAAATTGATACATTGTGTAAATTTGCAAATAAGTAGATATATACATATAAAAATAATTTGAGAGGTGCTAAATTGGTGAAGTTGTATACATTGTTGAAGTGTGTGCAGTTGTTAAAAATGTGATGACATTTTTAGTATTTTGTAAATACTTGGGGGTTTGCAAATGTGCCAATGATGTGATTCTATAATCCTATGATTCTGTGGGGATGTGCATATTTTACGGTTGTGTTTATAGGTTGTGAGTTGGTGACATTGTATAAGTGTGCATACATTGTTAAAGTGGTGGAAATATATGGATTGATTAAATACATTTATAGGGTGGTTAGTGACTTATATGGAGGTTGGCAAACTGTGCAGACAACTAAGAACAGGGAGCGTGGGAGATGAGACAGGTGGAGAGAGGTGAGACAGGTGGGGACAAGTGAGAACAGTGGATTTGGAGATTATACAAGTGGGGTGAGATGAGACAGGTGGGGAATGATTGGGCAGGGGGGTGATTGGAGCAGTGTGTGAAATGTTAGACATGTGGGGAAATGGAGAGCGTTGGATTTATTGAAGTGGGTGAAGTGGATGGGGACTAATATACATTTTATAAAAAATAAATATACATTTTTAAAATAATTTATAACAATATTTAAAAGTTGACAACTTTGCTGCCTACGGGTTTTATGAAATTTTAAAAATTTCACACATTAAAGAGGGGAAAACATTTAAAGAAGGGTATGATCCACAATTTCCCGGGGTGTTTCATTTGGTTAATTTGGGCCAGGTTGGTGTGGATTGTGCATTTTGTTGGTGTGGGTTGTGCATTTTAAGAAAAAAGTGGGAGACATGTGCTGAAGGGCGTGGTTGTGTTTATTTGGTTGTGTTTGTGTGTTGTGTTCAACATTATAAAAATGTGAATCAGTGGGTTATTTTTTAGGTGTGCATATGGGCAAAAAGTGGGGTTGACATAGGGTAAAAATGGGAGCAGTTGGTTAATTATCTACAATTTCATAAATTTGCCAGAGTTGGTGATAAGTTGTTGACATAGGGTAAAAATTTGATTGAAACAGTTGAAAAAATAGTGGAGCGGGTTAATTTGGGATTGTGCAATGGTTTGATGAATTGACATTAATAGAGAGGATTGACATTAATAGAGAGGATTGACATTAATAGAGAGGATTGACATTAATAGAGAGGATTTACATTTGGATAGTGTGCCAACAGTGCAGACAGGTGACAACATTGAGATAGTGAATTGACATTAATAAAGTGGGGAAACATTAATAAAGTGGGGAAACATTAATAAAGTGAGGAAACATTAATAAAGTGGTGAAACATTAGCAAAATGTTGAAGCTGTTGAATATTGAATGGTCTAAAAATGTGAATATTGTGAACATTGCAGCTATGCGCTGGGTCCGGCCGAGAACCTTAGGGTATCAAAAACGGCTGGTAAAATTTAAGTAACCATCTCCTCCCGTTTACCTGGTGTATACTTTCCAATAAAAAATTTCTGAAAAATTTTTTTCTCGGTGTATGCCTTGTCACGGGATGCCTAAATTTTAAAAATTGTATACATATCATAATCATTATAATTTTGATCCATACAATATTAAAAAAATAAGTAGATATAGTTTTAAAAAATTGATCTTGTAAATATACACGGGATTGAAAGAGGGTATAAATAAAAAATAAAGAAGGGAAGTAAAAAATTATGAAGACTCAATACTTAAGCGATAGCGAGATCAGATTCTCAGACGAAGAGCATATTTTTGATCTAGGTGCATTTGATATTGAAGACATAATTAACCTGACTGACATGATAGAAGAAAATATTAACCTCGGGGATGGATACATTATAAAAAGAGCAAGCATAAAAGTGCATAATTTACATTATGTATATATAAGTGTATGTATAAAAAATAAGATCAACAACATTTTTATAGGAATGGATTTCTACATGACTGAGAAGGAAGCATTACTATATAAGGTTGCAGGGTCAAATCCTGAGTTAATACTTAAAAAATACAGTTATTTATTTAAAAATTTTATTGAATGTATTAACAACACCGAAATCAACACCGAAATCAACACCGAAATCAACACCGAAACCAACACCGAAACCAACACCGAAACCAACACCGAAACCAACACCGAAACCAACACCGAAATCGGATTAGTAAGTTGGTGTACACCAGTTGAAAGACATATGAACATGCTGGATTATTTAGAAGAACAAGAAAGAATAAGAAAATATACAAGAAAATTTAATTTTGACAACTCAGAATATATCATTAGAAATTTGTTAGACGAAGAAATTGATGGTATACTTGATAAACCATTAATAGTTGATAATGTTCAAGTTAGTGCTGTTCATCTATATAGACAAGAAGATGGCGTAATAGCTGTTAAAATTAGAATAAACATCAATAAAAAGAACTATAGCTTACTTATAGGGTTTGATGACAAGCCTGAGAAGTATAATAGCATAGATTATAAATTATTGCATAAATTTATTACTATAATAGTTGAATTTATAAACATGTATAATAGTATGAAAATAGAAAAAATAGACTTAGAAGCAATATTACAGTAAGGGGGCATATCAAAATGTGTGAATACAATGAGACAATGGAAGAAACAAGAGCCTGGGGATATAAAGAGGCTTTGAGAGTAATTAATGCAATGGATGAGGATAAAGATGCCAATAATTATATCACAATAGACACTTTTGATGAAAGTTATGACATATATACACTATATTGGGAACCTAGAGATAGCTGGGGTATGATAGAGGATGGAAATGTAGCTATTCCAGACCTGAGATATCACTCAGCAGACATAGTAGACATAAACAAAGATTGGTACTGTAATAGTAAAAGTTTATGCTTTTTAACAATGCATACAGGAAAAGCATTTGATGTACGTGTATTGAAAAAGTTTCAATTCTTTGCTGATTTAACTAATGGAATTGAAACTATTACAATTCACCTTGAAAAGAGCATTTCAAGAGGTGAAGCTCTTAGATATTATAAATCTAAGAGTCCTTCAGACACGTTCATGTATGATTTTAAGTCATACATAGAAAATTTTATATTGAGTAGACCTAAATCTTTCAAAGAGTTCAAGGCTGTTAATATTGGAGGAACTTGTGATCTCCAAGCAGGCAATAGAAAAATAGTTGGATACTTGTTCAGTATTCCTGAGGATCTTAAACCAGGATGCAATGCCAAATTGGTAGCAACAATCCAAGACAGTGATGAAATCACTGAAATGATGGAATATAATATGGAAATGTCAGAGTCTGACATTTTAAAATATAAGTTGACTGGATCAAATCCAGAACTACTTAAGAATAAGGCTATGCAAAACCTTATAAACAGATTGAAGGAGGTATAATATCATGAAAGAAATGTTTTTAGGCATTGAGTCCGATGTGGAAGAGGCCAATCGTCCCGCGATGGCCTCCTTCCTCGCTTATCACCTCGAGTGTCAGGTGGATCCAACCGATTACGGGGTCCGAATCCTACTAAGTGATGATGATCGGAAGGATTACCATTATTCCTTCCGTGAAATCATTAAGTTGGTGACCATCTTTGAGGTTAAAAATGAAGCCTCAACCTCAAAGATGTCAGTAGCTCAAATCTGTGTCAAGTATGACATAGGATTTGATACCTATTACAGGTACTTAAGGATGAAAGGGTGAAGATTATGTCAAGCAGAAGCAAATGGGCAGAGCATCTGCTGGAAAATTATGCCTTTGTAGAATACAAAGGCAACCGGGTGGTCTATTTAATAGGCCATCCGGAGGATGGGGGAAGACTGGTGACTCCAGAGGGGGAAGTTTATTGTGTAAAGCAAAACATCCCCGGAAACTGGATGCTAACTGGTAGGGCAACAACAAAAAAGCACCATAGTGGTTATAGCTATGTAGGCTTAAAAACTGGCAATGTTGCCCGCCACATACTGGTGGCATTTGCCTACCAGCTTCCAAATTTTGAGAAGTTGGTTGAGGTGGATGATAAAGGCAACAACCTATATGAACTCCATCATATCCATGGAAAAGAAGAGGGTGATGGGGTTAATAACCTCGTTGTTATTTCCGTTGAGGAGCATAAGAAAATAACCTCCTCAGCTAGAAAAAAGAAAATAAAAGAAGTTAACAACTTCTTTATTGCTCAATTTGATGAGCATAAGAAAATAGAATCCTCAAATGGAAAAGAAGAAGACATAATAAAAATAAGAATAATCAATAAGAATAAATGAATATACAACTTTAATAAACCACCTCTTCGGGGGTGGTTTATTTTTGCCTATGTACCATTTGCATTGTCTTGGCTGTCTCTCCTAGGTTTCCCTTATTTGATACAGTCAAAATCTTATTCATAAGCATTTTTTCAAATAATATAAAATTTTTAAATAAGTAATGGAGATGAAAAAATGATTGCCAGACTTTTTAACAACCCCGGTGAGCTTGAGGGATATATGGAGAGATACATTGCCTCTTGTCAAGGATACAATGTAGTGAAGTTAAGAGATGGGGAAGGTGGGGATTATTTAGAGACTTTAAGAGATCTTAATAATGATAAGGCTAAGGTTTGGCTAAAAGCTCCATCCATCCATGGATTTTGTAACTATCTCGGTATTAATAGACAGACATACTATAATTATGAAAAGAAGCCTGGCTTTTGTGATGTTATTCATAGATTTGAGGAAATACTTGACGAAGCTAATGTTGATTCTCTTTATAGAAAAGAATCTTCTAATGGTGCCCAGTTCTACTTAAAATTAAGAGGTTATGAGACACCTTTAGATAAGGCCAACAGAGAGATAAAAGAGCAAGCATTAGAGACCGCTAAAGTTACTGACGCTGAAAAACTTAAGGCAATAGAGTTAAAAAATGAACTGTTAAAATTACAGATTGACAAGCTTAAGGATACTGGTGAGCTGGATCCTGCAATTAGTAAGTTAATTAACGCCATGGGATTGGGTGCCGGCGATGACAACACACAAGGAAGCGCTAAAGAGTAATCTAACACCTGAAAGATATAATAAAGCTATTGAAGTTCTAGATGATCAGTTGATTGAAACAACTGACATAAACCACCTCACGGGATTACTTCAAAATTATTCAGCTGCTCAAGTTAGGTTTATTCTGGCTAAGGATAAAAAATTAAATATACTTTCAGGTTCAGTTCGTTCAGGGAAGACCTATGTAACACTCTTTAAATTTTGTATGAGAATCCTTGCATCTCCAAGATCATATAAATATTTAATGGTAGGCCATTCAATTACTTCGCTTGAGCGTAACTGTTTGGAAGATATACAGAATTATTTTGGCCATAAAAATTTTACATATTCCACGAATAAGAAACGAGCATATTTGTACGGCCATGAAATCTTCTTAGAAGGTGCACCAACAGAGAGGTCAAAAGACCAGATCCAAGGATTAACTTTGAACGGTGCTTATGTAGATGAGGCACAGAATGTGCCTCAAAGCTTCTTCGATATGCTAGTTTCCCGTTTGTCTGGTGAAAATGCTTTTCTTTATGCCTCTTGCAATCCGGCTCATCCTCAACACTGGTTTTATGTTAACTACATTAAGAACGAAGAACTACTAGCCGGTGGAATGTTAAACTTCTATAATTTCCTTTTGACTGATAACATCTATTTAAGTGATGATTATATACGTCTAGTCCAAAGTTCTTATTCTGGTGTATTTTATCAACGCATGATATTAGGAGAGTGGAAGGCTGCTGAAGGTGTTGTATTTGCTAACTTTGCAAATAATACAGAGGTATATTTAACAGACTTACCTGAAGAAAGTGATATTGACTTCATAATTATGGGGCTAGACTTTGGAGGTAATAAGTCCAAGACTGCTATTGTTGCAACTGCATTTTTAAAAAATAGAAATGACGGTATTGTAATAGTACAATCTAAACATATAGAGGGGGGTAAGGGTGAGATTACCCCTGATACAGTTTCAAAAGAATCAATTGACTTTTATTTAAAATTAAGGCAAATATATAATAAGGTTAGAATCCCATATTTTTTCTGTGATTCAGCTGAACAGTATATGATCAATGGAATACGAGCAGATTTTAAAAATCAAGGCATCCCTGTTAAAGTTGGAGATGCATTGAAGGAAAAAATAATAAATCGTATTCGTTTTATTTCTCGGATGTTTTCAGTTAAAAAAATAAAGATAGTTCGAACATGTGCAACTATGATTAGCTGTTTATCTGAGCTTGTCTGGGATGATAAGCAGTTAACCGAGGATGTACTGTTAGACAATGGAACAACAGACAACGATACCTGGGATGCATTTAGTTACACATTCGAGCGTTATATGAATATATATTTTAAAGAATATAAAGAGGAGGGCCAGTAAAGTGTTAGATATAGCAAAGATTGCATCTTATATATCAAGCGAATTTAATATAAGAAACTTTGATTATAGTTATTATTCACTTATTGACTCTTGGATGCAGTGGTATCAAGGTGAAGTTAATAATTTCCACACATACAGTTATTACAACGGATTAGAAACCTTTGACTGCAAGATGCGTCGGTTGGATATGGCCAAGCAAATCTGCAGTGATACTGCTTCCCTTGCATTCAATGAAAATGTTATAATAAACATTAATGACCAGAAGAGCAACCTATTTGTCCAAGGTTATGATCAGTCCGGTGGAATATTTGGCGAGAATGACTTTTGGGATAACACTACACAATTATATGAAAGCAGTGTATGTGCCTTAGGTACTGGTGCATTTGAGGTATACCTACAGGATGTACTAGTGCGGAATGGTCAGATTATACCTTCTGATGATATGAAGATTAGGCTAGGGTTTATCCGGGCAGATCATATTCTACCTATTTCATTCTCTAATAAAATAATAGATGAAGTATGTTTCTTAACTGAGACTACTATAAATAATGAAGATTACATAGACTTAAGATTACATATAAAGAATCCCGATAAAACATATACAATTTATAACAGGCGTTTAAAAGTTGATAAGTTAGGAAACATTACTCAGACGGATGTTCCTTCTGACTTAGCTTATGAGTTTCATACAGGATCAAAAGAGCCATTCTTTGGTATTATGAGGCCAGCAGTAGCCAATAATAAAGATAAGACCGGGGCCAATCCATTAGGCATTTCAATTTATGCTAACGCTATTGACTTAATAGCTTGTTGTGATTTGGCATTTGACAAGTTATTTAATGAGATCTGGCAGGGCGGGAAAATAGTATTCTTAAATAAGAATATGTTAGACACTGACAA